CATCGGCTCTTTATATGCCGCCTAGCGCAATTTGGAGCGCGCTCGTGGGAGTAGCCACGGGAGGTTCGATTCCGAGGGCGGTTTCATACTCGGGTAGCTCAACAGGCAGAGCGGCGGTCTCCAAAACCGCAGGCTGGTGGTTCGATTCCATCCCTGAGTGCCAAGCAAAAAACATTCATATTTACGAAAGAATTTCACCGAAAAAAGCTGGACATTATACTCCAAACAGAGTATAATAATAGCGTAAGGAAAAGCCGAAAGGCTTGTAAGAAAGGAAGCGAGGATATGAATTTGAACGTAAGTGAAGCATTACTCAGAGCTATTTTGGAGCTTATCGACAAATGCGACACGCTTGAAGAGCTGCGCGAGAGCGTCAAGCGTATCGTTGGAGAAGATAAGTAAAAAAATTAGGCTCCCCCATAAAGCCTGACAAGCACCGGGGAGCCTAACGCCAAAATAGAACCGCCCGGAAGCCTTACTCCGAGCGGTTTTATTATACTATTTTTTCGGTAGCATTTCAAGCAGTCACACAACATGGCTGCTTTTTTATTTGCCGGAAATCGGAGGAAAACAACGATGATTAGCAAAGAGCTGCTCAAGATGGCCGTCGCCGACCTGAAACCTTACGAAAACAACCCGCGTGTCATCTCCCCGGAGGCCGTCAACGCCTGCGTGGAGAGCATCAAGCAGTGCGGTTCCCTCGACCCTATCGAGGTGGACGAAAACAACGTCATCCTCAGCGGACACACCCGCCGCCTCGCCTTGATGCAGCTCCACGTTGAGACCGCCGACGTCGTAAGGTACACGGGCCTGACAGAGGAGCAGAAACAGAAATACCGCCTGCTGGCCAACAAAACGGGAGAGTTTACGGGCTGGGATTTCTCCAAGCTCGAGCAGGAGCTGAAAGAGGTCGATTTCGGGGATTTTGACTTTGATTTTGACAGAGACATCCCCGACCCGACAGCCTCCGGCGCAGCGGAAGAGACCGCCCCGGACAGCTTCAAGGAGTACGACGAGGACATCAAGACCGAGCATAAATGCCCCGCTTGCGGGTACGAGTGGTGAAGATATGAGTGAGTATAAAATACCCTCTATGCGAGAGATAGAGGCCCTGCCGTGGAACGGCTACAAGGTCGTTTCGACGTTCAGCGGCGGTGGCGGCTCATGTTTAGGATACCGCATGGCCGGGTATCACGTCATATACGCCAACGAGTTCGTGGAGGAGGCCCAGAAGACCTACCGCCTGAACCACCCGGACGCCTACCTTGACACGCGGGACATCCGCACCGTGACCCCGGAGAGCATTCTGGAAATCACCGGGCTGAAAAAGGGAGAGCTTGACCTGTTCGATGGTTCGCCGCCTTGCTGTGCATTCTCTACCGCCGGAAGCCGGGAGAAAGGCTGGGGCAAGCAGCGAGCCTATTCTGACGGCAAGACCCAGCGCGTGGATGACCTCTTTTTCGAGTACATCCGCATTTTGGACGGCTTGCAGCCCAAGGCGTTCATCGCTGAGAACGTCTCCGGCCTTATCAAGGGGACGGCGAAAGGATACTTTAAGCGTATCATGGCCGCCATGAAAGCCTGCGGGTATACCGTCAAGGCCGCGCTTATCAATGCCCAGTATTGCGGAGTACCGCAGAACCGGGAGCGCGTCATCTTCATGGGCGTGAGAAACGACCTGAACCTTTCGCCCGTATATCCCGTGCCGAACCTGCCTGTTATCTCCCTCGGTGAAGCCCTTGACGGCGTGGTGAATGACCCGCGAGAGGTCGAGATGCTCAAGGCCAACGCCCGGAAATACCGCTGGGGCGACGTCCTGAGAAAGATACCTCCCGACCCGGACAAGCCCGTCAGCGGCTCTGCCGTAATGAACGGGAGCTATTTTAATCTGGTGCGGGAGTCGTTGTACTACCCGTGCAGCACCATTACCGCGAGCGGCGGCGGTACGTCGATAGCCGCCATGTGTCATCCGACCGAAAACCGCAAGTTTACCATCCCTGAGCTGAAACGCATTACAAGCCTGCCGGATGATTTCATCCTGACGGGAGAGTTTGAGCAGCGGTGGGAACGCGCTGGGCGTATGGTGCCGCCTTTGATGATGAAAGCCATTTCGGAGATCTTGAGAGAGGAGGTGCTGGACAAGTGCCGGAAAAACGCGACAACTTAAAGCCGAGTGGGACGTGGAGATTTGACAAGCAGGTTGCAGACTGCTTCGAGGATATGTTGAGCCGCTCTATCCCGGATTATCCCGTAATGCGGAACCTCGTGTACAGATTCGGCAGCAGAGTCTTGCGCGGCAGGCCCGCGCCTACCGTGGTAGACCTTGGATGTTCCAACGGTTTGGCCGTCCAGCGTTTCGCTGAGACGTTCCCGGATGCTCATTTCATCTTGAGGGACGTTTCGGAGGATATGGTGCAGGCCGCGCGGGAGAGATACCCCGACGAAAGCCGTTTTGACATCGCCTGCGCCAACATCGCCGATGCCTACCCGCTCTGTATGGCAGACCTTTGTCTTTTGGTGCTGACCTTGCAGTTTACCCCGGTAGAGGAGCGGCAGGCTATCCTGCAAAAGGTATACCGCCGCATGAAGCCCGGCGGCGCACTCATTTTGGTGGAAAAGGTACTCGGAGACGGCCAGAAAGCCGAGGAAGAGCTTACCGCCATCTACTACGACCTCAAAGAGGAACACAACTACACGCGGGAGCAGATAGCCGCAAAGCGTCTCTCCCTGCGTCACGTCATGGAGCCGCTTAAAGCCGAGTGGGACGTGGAGATTTTGCGAAAGGCGGGATTCTCCCATGTATTCCAGTTTTGGCAGTGTCTGAATTTTTGCGGCTGGATTGCTTATAAGGACTGAAAGGGAGTGAGCAGCGATTGGCCGCAAGGGTAAGTTTGAGCAGTGGCTAGAACCTGAGGGGCTAACGCTGCTGAGAGGATGGGCCAGAGATGGCCTGACGGATAAAGAAATAGCCCACAATATCGGCTGCCACGTCTCGACCCTCTGCGAGTGGAAAGAGCGATTTCCCGAATTTTCCGAAGTCCTAAAAAGGGGCAAGGACGTCTCTGACTATATCGTCGAAAACGAGCTTTTCCAGAGCGCACAGACCCGGAGATTCACCGTCAAGAAGCCTTTTAAGCTGAAAAAGGTACTGGTGGACGGGAAGAAACGGTTGGAAGAAGAACGGATAGAGTACGCCGAGGAAGAGGTGGTTATACCAGCCAGCGTTCCGGCGCAGATTTTTTATCTGAAAAATAGACGGCCCAACAAGTGGAGAGAGAAGCCGGAGGCAGTCGAGACGCAGGCCACGCTTGCGGATACCATTCAGGCCGCCTACGACCGCCGCAAAGCAAAAGAAAAGAACGGAGGTGACGGCTGATGGCCTTGAGTTCGGAGGCGGTTTTATACTACGCCGACAACCCGGTTGATTTTGTCCGCGACATCATCCGGGCCGAGCCGGACGCCAACCAGCGGGCTATTATGAGCAGCGTTGCCCAAAACCAGATGACGACGGTGCGCTCAGGCCACGGTATCGGAAAGACCGCCGTAGAGAGCTGGCTGATTATCTGGTTTCTGGCTACCCGGCCCTTTCCCAAGGTTCCATGCACCGCCCCGACTCAGCATCAGCTCTGGGATATTCTGTGGGCCGAGATTTCCAAGTGGCTGCGCTCTGACCCGGCCCTCGCCCGGGATTTGATATGGACGAGCGAAAAGGTCTATATGCGCGGCTACCCGGAAGAGTGGTTTGCGGTAGCCCGTACAGCCAGCAAGCCGGACGCTCTGCAGGGCTTTCACGCCGAGCATATCCTGTACGTCATAGATGAGGCATCGGGCGTCAAAGATGAGGTTTTTGAGCCGATTCTGGGCGCGATGTCTACCAAGGGCGCAAGGCTCTTGATGTGCGGCAACCCTACCCGGATAACGGGCTTTTTTTATGATTCACACCATAAAAGCCGCCCGCTCTACAACGCGATGCACATCGACGGGCGCGACTCCTCCCGAGTAGACCAAGAGTTCATAGACCGTATCGTGGATATGTTCGGCGAGGATTCCGACGTGTTCCGCGTCCGCGTCGCCGGAGATTTCCCAAAGGCTCTGCCGGACAGCTTCATCCCGATGGAGTGGGCCGAGAAAGCCAGTGAGGGAGACGCCCCGACCATTGAGCGCGTCTTGAGGGTGGACATCGGCACCGACGTTGCCCGGTACGGCGACGACAGCAGCGTGGTTTGTACGGTGCTGGACAAGCGCAGTCAGCAAGGGCCGGAGGTCTACCACCACAACGACACGATGGAGCTTTCCGGGCGTATCGTCCAGACCATCAAGCGCAACGCCCGGGAACATCCGTGGGCTGCTATCAAGGTCAAAATCGACTGCGATGGCTTGGGCGTCGGCGTATATGACCGCCTGACCGAGCTAAAGCCTGCAATCGAGCTTGCCGTGAATCAGGAACGTGAACGGCTCTTTGAGGGTGCAGACGACGAGGATACCCCGCCGCCGCTTGACCTCGAAATCGTCGAGTGCCATTTCGGAGGCGAGGGCGGCAAGGTCAACGACAAAGACCCTATCAACTACGCCAACAGCACGGGCCTCATGTGGGGTTCGATTCGGGAGGCCCTCAAGACCGGGGGCCTCCATCTCTACTACGACGATAAGCAAATCAGCCAGCTATCCAACCGCAAATACAGCGTGAACAGCGCGGGCGAAATCGTCCTCGAACGAAAAGAGGAGATGAAGAAGCGTGGCCTATCCTCCCCGGATATGGCCGACGCCTTGGGCCTTGCGCTGTACGACCCGCCCGTGAGCGATTGGAGCCTTGATTGAGGTGAACGACATGAAGAACACAAACACTTATCTTGTGTCGGCGGACGGCTGGCCGACAAAGTACATCCGCACTGCCGCAACCGCAGCCGAGGCCCGCCGGGTCTACAAGGCTAAAACCGGGTGTCCTATGACGCCCAAGGTTGAGCAGGTGTGCGGCAAGAAGTCGAAAAGCAAAGGGGGCGAATAACCGTGCCTCTCTTTAGGAGACCACACCGGGAGAGCGCGACGTCGGCCTATATGGACGGCGGCGTTATGCTCCCTCGGTACACAAACCCACCCGAGCGGAATACAGAAGAATGGATTAAGGCGTACACCACAAACCCGCGCCTCGCGGTCGTGTCCCGTATCGCCTCCGACCTCTCTTTTGCTGAGGGCAAGCTGTACCGCGTAGACGAGAGCGGCGAGGAACATGAGCTGAAACGGCATCCTTTTCTCGACTTCTGGAAGAATCCGAACCCGCTTCACGAGTACACCAACGCGGCGCTCTGGAACCTGTTCGAGATTTACCTGAAGCTCAAGGGCGAGGGCTATTTCGTCATGGAGCGCAACCCGCTGGGCGTCCCGGTTGAGCTTTGGCCCGTCCCGACGCACTGGGTACAGATGACCCCCTACATCGACCATCCGTTTTATACCATCCGCACCGCGAGCGGCCTGATTATGGACGTATCTGTCGAGGATATGTTTGTTATGAAAGACCTGAACCCGATTGACCCGTCCCGCCGGGGCATGGGCCAAGCTGAACCGTTGGCAGACGAAATCGAAACCGATGAGTATGCCGCGAAGTTCCAGAAGCGTTTCTTCTTCAACGATGCCACCCCGAACATCATCATCGGTATGCCGAAGAGCACGGAAGACCAGCGCAAGAGATTTCGGGCCGAATGGCTGGAACGCTTCAAGGGCGTTTTCCAGAGCCACGGCGTGGCTACCGTCAACGGTGAAGTCACCATCAACAAAGTCGGCGAGAGCATGAAAGATATGGACATGGTTCAGGGCCGTATCTTCCTGCGTGACGCAGCCTTGGAGCATTTCGGAGTCCCCCGCGAGATTATGGGCATCACGGAGAGCAGCAACCGGGCTACCTCGGAGGCCGCTCAGTTCATTTACGCCCAAAACGTCCTGATGCCGAACCTCAAGCGGAGAGAACAGGCCATAAACCGCCAGCTCGTCCCGCTGTTCGGCCCCGACCTCGTGTGGCACTTTGACGACATCATCCCTCGCAACCAAGAATTTGATAAGGCTGTGGCGAACGACGGATGGAACAGCGGCTATTTGACCCGGAACGAGGCCCGCGAAAAAGTGGGTATGCCCCCGGTCAAAAACGGCGACGTCTACAAGACGCAATTCTCGGACATCTACGTTGGAGAGGACGACGACCCTGTGGCAGTCAGTACGACGGCGGCAGACCTGCAATTTGCAGACAACGCCCCTCCGATGAGCGCTGACCAGAGCGGCGTGTTGGAGGTAGTGGATGAAGAATCCCTGCCAGACGATAAAAACGTCTTAGACAGTATCGGGAGCGCGTCTAACGGGCTTGAGGTCGTCGTCTCTAAATCTCTGAGGGGATATGAGCGCAAAAGCGCCCAGCTCCAAGCCGCACAGCGGGCCATTGCTCAAGCCGAGCGAGAGCAGAGCCGGAAGTTTGAGATTGCCACCATGAAGTATTTCAGGACGCAGGGCCAGCTCATCGAGAACGCGATGAACGGCACCGAGAAAGCTGAACGCAGCGCATGGGATATTCTGATGGCAGGCATCCCGGGATATAACGGTCTGTCTGAGGATTCGCAAGCCGCCAACGCTACCGCGTGGAACGCCCTCAGCGAGGAGGGCCGGGACTCTTTGGTATCCGGCTTCACGGTGGGGCTTATCGACTGGCAGGCCGAGACCGCGACCCTGCTGAACATCTTTGAGCCGCTCTGGAAAGAGAGCTACAACAAGGGCGCGGGCGTCTCCGCCCAACTCTACGGGTTGGCAAGCATCCAGAGGCCCGAGCTTATTTCTACCGCAAAACTCCGGGGCGGCTCCCGCGTCGTCGGTATTACGCAGACGACCAAAGACGCCATCTCTCGTATCGTGTCGGCGGCTCTTGAGCATGGCGACGGACGGGAGAGCATCGCAAAGCAGATTCAGCAGGAGATGCAGACCTCGACCTCCCGCGCCCGGACTATTGCAAGCCAAGAGTGCAACACCAGCTTGCTCACGGGCCAGTACGATATGATGCGTACCGCCGGGGCCGGATACAAAACGTGGCACGTCACAAACCCCGCCGTCGCCCGTCCGTCTCACAAAGCTATCAACGGCCAGACCGTCCCCATCGATGCCAAGTTTTCAAACGGCCTGATGCAGCCATGCGACCCGAATTGTGACGACGCTTCGGAGGTCGTGAATTGCCATTGTTTCCTGACGTTCAGCAAGTAGGAGGCTCACATGGAATTTAACGAAAAGCAGGCCCTCGCCGCTGCCCGGGCCGCAGGCATCGACATTTCGGCTGAGAGGTTCAGCGCAAAAGACCTCGCGGAGGCTATGACCGCTGAGGCGGAGTATTGGGCTGAGAATCCCGATACCGACATCACCAAAAACGACACTACCATGACGGCGAAAATTGCGGTGGCCCACCTCCGCAAATCGCCGTTTTATTATGCCCCGAACCGGGGCCTCAAGGCGTGGGAAAACTCGCTCAGAAAGGGGGTGAAGCAGAAAAGCGTGAAAACCGAACACAAAACCATCCAGTTCAAAGCTGACGACTTTGACGAGGAGCAGGGCATTTTCAGCGGCTACGGTGCCGTGTTTGGGAATGTTGACAGCGGCGGCGATATTATCGAGCCGGGAGCCTTCACTAAGACAATAGCCGAGGGCTGGGAGCGCGTCAAGATTCTGGCCCTGCACAATGATAGCTGGCTGCCTATCGGCAAGCCTATCGAGCTGAGAGAGGACAGCAACGGCCTCTATATCAAGGCCAAAATCTCCGATACCTCGATGGGGCGCGACATCAAGGTATTGCTCAAGGATGGTGTGCTTTGCGAGCTGTCTATCGGCTACGACCCCGTGGCGTTTGACTACGACAAGGACACGGGCATCCGCCACCTGCGGGAGATTAAGCTGTGGGAGGTCTCTGTCGTCACTTGGGCGATGAACCCGGAGGCGACCATCTCCGACTACAAATCCGCCCGGGATGTTACGGACGGCGTGGAGGCTATCGTAAAGGCCGCAGCCGCCGAGGTCAAGGCCGGGCGCAAAATCAGCGCGGGCCGTCTCAAGTCCCTGCAGGAGGCCAGTGCCTCGATGAAGACCGCAACAAAGGCCCTCGACACCATCATCAAAGAGGCGACCGAAACGCCCGCAAAGCGAGCAGCCAAACCGCAGGCCAGAAAGTCCGCGCATTACTCTGGCCCTATCATCGAAATCGTTCTGTAAAGGAGGAACAACCCACATGAGAATGAAAAAGAAGAATTTCGGCACTCAGCAGAAGTCCGTCAAGATGACCAAGGATGACCTGACCGAGGTTATCAAGTCCGCCGTCAAGGACGCCCTGTGCGACGAGGAGGGCAAGGACGACGGCGACGAGGGTGACGGCGAAGATAAGGACGATGACGAGGCGGACGCCTCCGACGTCTCTAGCCTCGTCTCTCAGGCTCTGGACATGGTGGCCGAGAAGCGCAAGGCCCGAAAGGACGCGGGCGAGGAGCTGGGCGACATCACCGCCGATGAGATTCTGGAGGCAATCGACGAGATTGCAGACTCCGACCTCGGCGAGGACGAAAAGGACGACGACGACACCGACGGCGAGAGCAAGGACGACGACAGCGCGGACGACGAGGCCAAGGGCCGCAAGTCCGCAGCCCGTCCCCGCCAGACCAAGGGCCGCAAGTCCGCACCTCCCGTCACCCAGCGCAAGTATAGTGCCATCTACCTGAGCAAGCCCTCCGCCTCTACTGTCGGCGCACGGAAGTCTATGCCGCCCGAAATCCAGCTGGCCCGTGCGGTCAAGTGTCTGGACGTCTTCGGTCGTCGTGACCCGGAGGCTGCGGCCTACTACGCCAAGAAGAAGTATGCCGATGAGAACATGGCCCGCCAGTTCAAGGCCCTGTCCGCCACCAACCCCGAAACGGGCGGCTACCTCATCCCGGAAATCTACCTCGACCAGATTGTCGAGATGCTGTACAGCAAGACCGTCATCTTCGAGCTGGGCGCACAGAAAGTTCCCATGCCTACCGGCAATCTGAACATCCCCAAGATGACCTCTGGCGCGCGCGCAACGTGGGGCGGTGAGGCCCGCAAGATTGCGCCCTCTCAGCCTACTTTCGGCAGCATCAAGCTGTCTGCAAAGCGTCTTGAGGCTATCGTCCCTCAGACCCGCGAGCTGCTGATGAGCACCAGCTATTCCGCAGACCAGCTCTTTGCCAACGACCTGACTCGCCGTATGGAGCTGGGTATTGATTTCGGTGGTATGTTCGGCTCCGGCAACGAGTTCCAGCCCCTCGGCGTGTTCCGCGACAAGGACATTACCCATCTGGATGCTAAGACTCTGGACGATCCCGACATCGCCGATACCAACGGCAAAATCACCGCAGACTTCCCCGTGTTCCTGCGCTCTGAGCTGATGAGCAAGAACGTGGACGACGCGGCGGCAGGCTGGGCGATGAATTCCATGCTTGAGGGTTACTTCATGAACATGAAGACTACCACGGGCGAGTACCTGTACCGCGATGAGATGTACCAGGGCAAGCTGCTGGGCTTCAACTACAAGGTCAGCAACCAGATTCCGACCGACAAGAACGGCCTGACTGAGCTGTGCTTCGGCAACTGGAACGACCTGCTGGTCGGCGAGCAGCTTGGCCTTGAGACCTATACCACGCTGGACGGTACTTGGGTGGACGATAACGGCGTTCAGCACAGCGCATTCGACGAGAACCTGGCCGCCACCCGCGCCCTGATGTTCGTCGATATTGCCGCCCGCCACAAGGAGAGCTTCATCCATGTGAAGAACATCAAGGTGAAGTGAGGAAAACCCCGTAACCTTTCAACATTTTCCACAGAATCAAGGAGGAAAAATATGAAGCGCGAGCTTATCGAAAATGTGCGCGTGACGCCCTACACCAGCGGCACCGCATTTGACCGCGAGGGCTTCCTGTCCGGCGTTCTGGGCGTCCTTATCGGCACCCCCTCCGGCAGTCCCGAGACCATGCAGGCCAAGGTCGTCCTGACCGAGTGCGACACCGAGGACGGAACCTTTACCGTCTGCAAGGACAAGCTCATCCCGGCCGGCAAGGGTATGCTGGACGACGACGGCGCAGTTGCCGTTGAGGTAGACGCCGCAGGCGGCTCCCTCGTCAACTTCGATCTCGACCTGCTGGGCTGCAAAAAGTACGTCAAGGCCACCGTCTCCGTCGTCTGTACTGGCGGCTCTTCCCCGAGCTGTACCGCAACCGCTGCTCTGGCTCTGGGCGACGCCGACGAGGTTCCCGTCTAAGCGGCAGAGAGCCTGTTGTAGGAGGTGTTTACACAATGGCAAGGATCTATAACCCCAAATACCAGAAGCCCGCCCAGAACAAACGCGAGAGCGGGCCGAAAGAGAAGAAAGGCACGAATAGTGCCAGCAAAGAGAAAGAGGACGCGGGCAAATAACCCGCGCTTCTCTATTTGAGGGAGGCTGCACAATGGCGAATGAACCGACCGAGAAGCTGGCCCAGAATGCCATGACGACGTTGGAGGATACGATGGAACGCCTCGGCATCCCGGAGGATTCCGCAGATACCACCGTAAAAAACAACATCATCCGGCTTATCAATTCCGCCTCCGCATGGGTCGAGACCGTCACCGGGCGCAAGTTCGGCAAGGCGGTCTATACCGACCGATACGCAGGCCCGGGAACGCAGGAGCTGTTTCTGAAACAGTATCCTATCCGCAGCGTCGAGTACGTCAAGGATACGACCGCCGGGGCATTTATCGAGCCTGAGAGCTACGATTTCACCATGACTGGGAACATCGGCGTGTTATACCGGGACGCCGGGTGGAATTTCAAGGGCTACGTTGGAGGTCTGGCCGGGGACTACTACGCGGCGCAGCGGTATCTTGAGGTAAAGTATACCGCTGGCTACGTCCTGCCGAAAGACGGGACGGCGGAAGAGCCTGCTGACCTCCCTGCCGACATTATCGCCATTGTTTGGGGTATCGCCGAGCAGGAGTTTTCCATCCTGAGGAACGGCGCACAGGGGCTTTCTGCGTTCTCCATTTCGGACGTCTCGTGGACGTTCGACAAAGAGCCGCGCTCCTCGTGGCTTGATACCCTTTCCCGCTACATGAGCTGGTGAGCGATGAGCGGGAGCGGCGATTTAATCCTGCACCTCAAGCAGGTACGGGACGAGCTGGCGGCCCTCAACCGACTGAAAATCAAAGTCGGCATTCAGGGCGACGCTGACAGCGAAATCCTGACCATCGCCCGCGTCCACGAGTACGGGGCGACGATTACCGCAAAACACGCCAAAAACCTGTGCATCCCTATCCACAAAAAGAGCCGAGGCAAAAGCCCCCGCGACTTCCCGGGTCTGTTCTTCATCCAGTCCCACGCGGGGTATCTTTTCGGGGTAGTAGACAAGAGCCTCAAGCAGCGGCACAAAAATGAGGAGGACAACCTGCTCTTTTTGTTTCTGCTCCTGCCCTCCGTCACTATCCCCGAGCGCAGCTTTATCCGCGCAGGCTTTGACCACAACAAAGACGCTCTGGCACTACTCGTGCGGCAGCAGATAGCCGAGATATATCAAGGCCGTCAGACCGCAAGAGGAGCCGCCGAGTGGATAGGCGGGCAGGCCGTGGGCCTGATTCAGCAGTATATCAACGACGCCAGCCACTTCACCCCGAAAGGGAGTCTCCAACGTGAGGCGGCTCCGTCTTGGGCGGATAGCCCCCTTGTTGTTACTGGCAGGCTCCGCAATTCTATCACATTCAAAATCGAGGAGGAGATCTGATGGATACCCCTTTCAGGATGGCCCGGCCGATGATACCCGGTGGCCTCTTGCACACGATGTATGAGGTCAAGATGTCCGGCTCCTACGACCAGAGCAAAGGCGGGCAGTGGGCGTCTACCGCTGCCGAGCGGCTCCCCTTTGAGGGAGCAGTCCTCCCGGTGAGCGACAAAGATATTGCCCGTGGCATCACAGGCACGTCTACGGCCCTCAGCGAGAAGATTTACACCAACGGCTACGTCCTCAACGTCGGGGCGCGGGTCTATGACCCGGCAAGCTCCACGACCTATACCGTCAAGCAGGAGCTGGGCCACAACAGCATCCACCCGCTGAAACGGTATCTGGTAGAGGCGAAAGGGGGCGCAGCTCCGAGATGACCTTTGTCGAAAAGCGAAACCGCCTCATTTACGCGCTCAGTCAGGCTGTAGGGCGTCCCGTCCTGCTGGACTCTCAAACCCAGCCGGAGGTAGAGCCGCCGTTCATTATCTACTCGGCCATGAGCGACTACGAGACAACGGGCGGGAGCGGGAACCTCGCCCTTGTACTCGACGAAACGCGGCAGGATACCGTGTCGGTACGCGAAGAGCAGCCGACCGCCACGTTTTCTTTCACCGCCTGCAGTATCAACCGACAGACCGAAACCGCCGACGGCGATACCGTCACGGTCTACGGCGCGGACGAGGCTTCTGAGCTGGCTTCGCTGGCTCAAGGCTTTTTCCTGCACACGGGCCTTTACGCCCTTGAATCAGCCGGGTTTGTCGTCGTAGAGGTTACAAACTGCACAAGCCGCGACGCCCTTGAAGTAGACGAGATGGGGCGTCGCTACGGGTTCGACGTGCGGCTCAGGTACACCCGTACCGACAGCTATACCGTCGGCTCTATCGCAACCCCCCCGAATATTATCGACAAAACTGAAAAGGAGTGACTACTTTGGCAAAAGACGTTATTGTCGTCGTAGACATCGACGCAAAGCGCGCAGGCACCGAGAGTCTGGACATCCTGCTGGTTTCGACCGAGGGCGCAAAGGACGTTGCAACCTACCGCGACCTCGACAAAATCACCGAGGCGTTCAAGGGCAAAAAGGTGGCGACGATGGCCGAGGCTATGTTCACGCAGGGCAAGACCAGCCTTGCAGACACCCTCATCCGCAAGGTGAAAATCGTCGGCTTTGAGAAGCCTGCCAACGCGGCGGGCCTTGTCGAGGCCATCGAGGAGTTCCGCAAGACGGACGATGATTTTTACATCGTTATGACCGACCAGAGCGATGACGAATATGTCAAGGCTCTGGCAGCTTGGGCGGAAAGCACCGAGCCTACCGAGGCCGAGCTGGGCGCGGGCGAGGAAGACCACCGCAAGCTCTATTTCGGCCAGACCACCAACAAGGAGCTGGGCGTCGTCAACGCCCGCAGTGCCATCATCTACACTGACCACGCGGAAGAGTTCGCCGATGCTGCCTATGTCGGCAATGTCGGCCCGTTCTATCCGCAGTCTGTGACGTGGAAGTTCAAGCGGCCTCAGGGCCTGACCGTTCCCGGCCTGACGAACGGTGAGCGTGATGCTCTTGAGGAAGCAAATATTAACTTCCTCACCGTGGAGTATAAGCACGAGTACGTCAAAAACGGCGTCTGCGCCGATGGTAATTTCATCGATGTGCAGATGGGCGCGGACTATATCGCCAGCCTGATGCGTGAGAAGCTGTACACCATCTTCCTCGAAAACGCAAAGGTCAGCTATGACGATGCAGGTTTCTCCCTCGTCGGCACTGCCGCTTACGAGACCCTCAACCGGGCCGTCGAGCTGGGCATCATTGCCAAAGACCCGGAGAGCGAGCGGGGCGTCTTCACCATCAACGTACCCAAGCGCAGCGATGCCACCGACGAGCAGGCCCGCAACCGCCAGATGCCCGACATCACATGGGAGGCTCAACTGGAGGGCGCAGTCCACGGCATCAAGACCAAGGGAACCCTGCGGGCGACCTTGAGTGCATAAGGAAAGGAGAGCTAAACAATGGCAGCAAGCATTGAGGTTGCATCCTACGACCCGAAAAAGGTCAACGTCATTGTCGGTGGCCGTATCATTACGGGTTTTGCCTCCGACGGTGTCGTCACCCTCACCAAGAATGAGGACAGCGTGACTACTTCCGCAGGCGCAAAGGGCGACATCGTTTACTCCGAGAACGCCAACGAGAGCGGAACCGTGGCCCTGACCCTGTCCTCGACCTCTTCCAGCCTCGCGTACCTGCGCGGTCTGGACGCCAAGCGTCGGGCCTTCAATGTCACCATCAGCGACGTGAACGACCGCGACGGCTTCGTGATGAGCGAGGGCAACTGCCGCGTTATGAAGATGCCGGACACTGGCCGTCAGAAGACCGAGGGCAGCGTCACCGTCAACATCTTCGTACCGTCTATGACCGTCCGCCAGTAAGCCGCCATGCGGTACAAACACTGGCCGGAAAGACCTAAATCTTTATCCGAAAGGGGTTACAGAAAATATATGTCTAAGCAGAAAAAGGTTGCCATCGAGGGCGTCGAGTACACCCTGCAGAGCGTGTCTCCCTCTTGGTATTTCCAGACCAACGACGACTGCGGTATGACTACCGACAACCGCCGCGATACCGTGAAGTATCTCGACACCATGTTTAAGAACGTGGTCGTCAATCCTCCCGAAGTCGGCAAGGATGGCATGGCCTACTTTGACGAAAAAGAGGACGTGAAGACCCCGGAGAAGCTTATTAAGGCCATCGAGCGGTTTCTGCGCGAGTGAGCTTGACCCCGAACGGGCAAAAAAAGCAGCTCAGGGCCGAAAGGCGTTCTGGATGCTCGTCTACTCTGGGCAAGGTCTGTCCTACTCCGACATCAAAGGCATGGATTTGGCCGAGTACCAAGAAGCAATAGAGGCTCGTATCCTCTACAACGAGGAATGGGGCGTTAGGCGGTAGGGCGACCTGCCGCCTTTGTTTTTTAGAAATGAGGTGAACGGACTCTATGGCAGACGTCAGAGAGCTTACCTTTGGCCTCGACTTCGACCTCGACGAACCCATCAAGCAGCTCGATGCTGTGGTTGACCGCCTCGAACAGGTCACTTCCGGCGAGGAAGATGCCGCCGATGCTTCACATGAGGTCGGTGCGCAGCTTTCTTCTGGTATGGATGCCGCCGAAGCCTCCACCCGAAGAGCCGAAAAGGCCGTTGAGGGAATCGGCACACAGCTTTCCGCTGGGGCGGATGCTGCTGAGGACTTTGGAAGAGCTGGCGAGAAAATCGGTTCCCAGTTCCGAGACATGGGCCGGGAGGCTGACAGCTTCGGCAGCGCTGTAAAGAAATCCATGGGCGCGTCCCTGAAGTCTGGCAAGAACTTCTGGAGTAGCATCAAGGCTGGGGCGCAGGGCGGTTTCGGATATGCTGAGAAGCGGCTTTCCGACTGGCACAAGAAATTCCAGACAGGGGCCAAATCCATGGTGACAGCCCTATCTCATCCGATTCAGACCATCAAAAACAAGCTGGGCGGCGCTTTGTTGTCCAGTGAGAAAAAAACCGAGGGCTTGGGGGCCAAGGCGGTGGCCACGGCCAAAAAGTTGCTCGGTATGGGGCAGGACGGTGAAAATGCTGGCGACGGCATCAAGGAAGCGATGAAAGGGGCCGTCGGCTCCCTTATCGGTTTTGAGGCCATCAAGGGCATTATCTCTAAGCTCAAGGAGCTGGGAGCCGCCGCGCTTGAGGTAGCCAAAGCCGCTAAGACGACGGAGAAGAAATTCGATGCCGCTTTCTCCGGCACGGACGCCGCCGACTGGGTGGATAACTTCGCCGACGCGGTACACCGTAGCACTGCCGAGGTGCAGAGCTTCATGGTCTCCAACAAGTCTATGTATGGCGAGATAGGCATCACGGGACAGGCTGCCGCCGACCTCTCCAAGATTACGACCTCTCTTTCCTATGACCTCGGGAATGCCTTTTCCATGGACGATGCCGAGGCTTTGGGAGTGATTCAGGACTACATCAAGGGCAACAATGCCGCGCTGGAAGAGTACGGCGTACACATCGACGACGCGACCCTCAAGGCGTCTGCAATGCAGATGGGCCTCGGGGCTAACGTGGACAGCCTCAACGATGCGGCCAAGGCTCAGGTACGGCTCAACGCCCTACTGGGGCAGAGCGAAAAAATCCAGCAGGCGGCCATCAACGATACTGACGGATTGACGAACGCCCAGAAGTCCCTCAACGGCATTATGCAAAACTTTGCTCTTGAAGCTGGCGAGGAGTTCACCCCGGTGCTTGAGGGCCTCTATGGCACCATCATCGAAAATTGGCCGACCATCGAGCCGATGCTCATGGGGCTGGTCGAGACTCTCAGCTCCGGCCTGTCCGAGGCTATGCCCGTCCTGCTGGACTTGGGCCAGACGCTCATACCGACGCTGACCGACGTAGTGGGTACACTGTTCGAGGCGGCGACACCTATTCTCTCGGTAGTGGGAGAGCTTGCAAGCCAGATTCTCCCGCCGCTAGTGGGATTTATCGGGGAGATAGCTCAAACCCTGTTACCGCCAGCCGTAGGTCTGTTGGAGACGATTTCTCCGCTGCTTGACTCGATTAGCCCAGTGCTTTCGGTCATCGGCGACATTTTGCAGGTCGTCGCTCAGGGCCTTGGCTCCGTGATAGGCTGGATGTCCGACGGCGTAGGCAAGGTGACGAGCTTTTTTAGCGGCATCTTCGGCGGGGCCAAAGATAGCAAGAGCGCGGTAGACGACCTGAGCGGCGCGGTAAACGGGCTGGGTACGGCCACGAGCAAAAAGACCTCCCTTGCAGTCGATACCTCGAAATACAAGGAAAAGGTCACGGGCGCAGCTACGGAGTCCACCAAGGCTGTCAAGGACAGCAGCAAGCAGGCGCAGACCTCCGCCGAGAGAAGCTTTTCGGCAATGGGTACGTCGGCGACCTCTACCTATTCCAGAATGGAATCCGCTTCGAAAGCCTCGTGGAAGTCCATGACCCTTGAGGCTACGACGGGGGCGAACAAAATCATCTCCGAGCTGGGCCGGGTCAAGACCGCTGCCGCCGGAACGACTACGAGCCGCACCACGGGTTCTTCTTCCGCCTCCTCTGCAGGAGCCAAGACGACCCCGGCGGCGTCCGCTTCGACAGCCGGAAAGGTCGGCACGTCTATCCCACACCACGCGGGCGGCACTCCCAACTTCGAGGGTGGCCCGACGTGGATGAACGAGCAGGGCGGCGAGCTGGCCGTCTTACCCGGCGGTAGTGCTATCATCCCGGCAGACCAGACCGAGCGTCTCATGCAGTCCTATACGAATTTTGTTACCAACAGCAACACGAACAACAACACCTCGAATACCAGCCGCACGAGCGTCGTTATCAACCCAAGCTTTACCATCAAGATTGAGGGCAACGCCGGAGACGAGCGCGCAATGTCCGCACTGGAAGACCGCCTGCGCAGTATCTTCCGCGACCTCTACCAAGAGGCACAGGAGGAAGACTATACCGCCCGGGCGTTGCAAGCTGGTTATGCGTAAAGGAGGCCGTATATGTACACCCTGACCGGGCAGAAATGCGGCACCGTCCGCTTTGAGCCTAAGCTGGGAACCGTCACCAGCGAAAAGATAACCCGCACCTCTACCGTGACGGACAACCCCATAGAGAGCGGCAGCAGTGTGGCTGACCATGTTTTCCGCCAGCCTCGGACGATTCAGGTTCAGGGCGTTGTGGTTGACGGGGACGCAGCCCTTGACTCTCTGGATACTATGTGGCGGAGAGGCGATGTGCTTTCCTACACTGGGCGCACTCACCTCGAAAACCTCGTGATTCAGAGCTTGCAGACGGGCCACGAGTCCAAAAACCGAAACGGATTTGACTTCACGGCTGTCCTCAAGCAGATTACCCTCGGCAGCTCCGAGGATAGCGGGACGGCCTCGACGATGGCCGGGCAGGACGGGGCCAAAACGTCCAAAGACCACAAGACCGCCGCGACCAAGGCAGACGGCTTGAAAACGACCGTCAGCACCACTATCTCGTCCGGCTCCTATGCGTCCTATGTCAACTCGTACAACAAAAAGGCTGCAAGCAGTTCCGGGCCGACGTCCCGGGCGACGCCGAGCAGCTCCGGGAGGCGATGAACCATGCAGCTTATCGAGCTTGGGGCCGAGGTCGAGTATATCGAAATTGACACCACAAAGGTACCATATACCTTTTCGGTCAAGCTGACCGACCGCACCTATACGTTCACCATACGGTATAACGATGTGGGAGAGTTTTTCACCGCCGACCTCTCGGTCTCCTCTACGGGCGAGGTACTGGCCTACGGCGACCCCATCCGCTACGGACGCCCGCTGTTCAACACCATCGAGGACGAGCGTTTCCCGCTGCCCGTCATCATCCCGCTGTGCTTGAGCGGCGACGGGATAGACACGGTGACGTGGGACAACTTCGGCAAAGAGGTCAAATTGTACCTGTATGAGCGGAGGACAGAATGAGTTTTTGGATGAGAGAGGCGTCCCTGCAGATAGGCGGGAAGAAGTACAGCATGGACAACTTTTATTTTGAGTTTGACGTCCCATTTGAGGACAGCGACACCCTGCAACAGGCTACGTTTTCCATCTACAACCTCGCGGACAGCACCGTCAAGGCCATAAAGCGCGGGGATGCGGTCATCCTCAACGCAGGCTATGAGGGCGACGTCGGCGCAATCTTCGTTGGGCAGGTCTCGGCCTGCGTCACCAAGAGGCGGACGGTGGACAAAATCACGACGATTACAGCGACAGCGGCCATGAAAGAGTGGCTCAACTCCAAAGTCTCTAAGACCTACAAAGAGAGCAGCACGGCAAAGGACATCGTGACCGACCTGCTCAACCTTATGGGCCTTGAGATTGGCGAGTTTTCGCTGGCCGTCGAAAAGGTCTATGACCGGGGCCTTGTCTGCAATGGCAAAGTAAAAGACATCCTCAAGCGCGTTGTCGAGTCCGACTGCAAGAGCCGCTTTCTCATCCGCACGGAAACCGTCGTCATCTCTGACCCCTCTAAGGGCGTCTCAAACGGTATCGAGCTCACCCCGGAAAACGGGCTGCTCTTGAGCGAGAGCGACACGGACGAAACCGTGCTGGCCGTCGGTACGAACAGCCAGAAAAGCTCCTCAGCCAAGAGCGAGGAGGGCAAGTATGTCACCCGCGAAATGCTGCTCAACTACCACGTCGGCCCGGCGGAACAGGTACAGGTGAAGAGCCGCGACCTGAACGGGAAGTATATCGTGGTCAAGGGGAAGCACGTCGGCTCCCCGCGCGGAAACTGGAAAACGACGGTACAGATGAAGCCGCTCTAAGGAGGTAAAACCGTGGCAAACCAAAACGCAAAGGACGCATTTGCACAGGGCCAGCAGCAAGCCTCCGCCGCGAGCATTTGCGTGGCAGATATTGTAAAGGTCGTGTCTTTCGATGCTGCCGCGATGAAAGTGAACGTGCAGCCCTTGACCCGCTACCCTGACGAGGATACCTTTCAGGACAAGCCGCAGGTGCTGGGCGTCCCGGTGGCTATGGTCTACGGCGGCGGCTACATTATCCGGCCTGTTTATCGGGAGGGAGACGTCGGCGTCGTGATGTACCTTGACCGGGATAGCGATTCTACCATCTCTGGCGGCGAGGCCGCAGACCCCAACACCGAACGTCTCCATAGCGGCGACGATGCGGTTTTTGTCGGCGGTATCCTCTCCGGCAAAAACAAAATTGATGGCCACCGGGACGGTGCGCTTGACCTTGGCACGACCGACGGCGGGGTCTACGTCTCTATCAGCAAAGAGGATGTCAAAATCAAGGTCGGCGACTCGGTGAGCATCACGGCCAGCAAGTCCAACATCCAGATAAAGGGTGACGTAAAAATCGACGGCAACCTCGGCGTTACAAAGACGGGTACTGCTGACGTCGATTTCGTGGCCGCTGGCAAGAGTCTCAAGACTCACACCCACACGAGCGCGGCCCCCGGCTCCCCGACGACCCCGCCCGTATAAGGAGGCGAAAATGGACGACAACTATACACTCAAAATCGACCCGGATACCCGTGACCTTTGCTTTGACGATGAGGGCATCATGGAGACGGTGGCCGGAGATGCGACCTCGGCCCAAAACGTCCGCCTGACGCTCTGTGCGTGGAAAGAGGAATTTCCGCTTGTGCCGTCCCACGGTACGGACTACGCCCGTATTATGGGCAAAAAGCCCGGCGAGCTTGAGGATGACGAAATCCCGGAGGTCATCCGGGAAGCAGTTTTCCAAGAACCGACCGTGGCCGAGGTTGACGGCGTAGACTACAGCCTCGATGGCCGGGCCTTATCGGTCACGTTCAACGGACAGCTGGTAAACGGGGACAGTATTACATCGGAGGTGAGTATCAAGTGAATACCCAAGACTGGGGCGTCACCGCGCAGGGCTTTCACCGCCCGACCTATGTAGAGTTGCTCAACGCCTTGGAGTACAAGGCGCGGGAGCTTTACAGCTCCAAAGCAAACCTGACGGTTCGCTCCCCGCTGGGCCTGTTTTTGAGGCTCTGGGCGTGGATGTGGAACATCCTCTTTTCTCTGGGAGAGGACATCTACAACAGCAGGTTTGTTGATACCGCCGTAGGAGCCAGCCTGTATAATCTGGGTAAATCCATCGGCCTGCGCCTTCTCTCGGCGCAGAAAGCCTCTGGATACGTCCAGTTCACGGGCAGTCCTGGTACGACAATCCCGACAGGATTCCTCGTGAAGACGGTCTCCAACCTGCAGTATGCCGTATTGGAGAGCGGCCAGATTGGGGACGACGGCACGGTCGTCTTGCCCGTTCAGGCTGTCTCCGCTGGCCCGGACTACAACGTGGCCGCAGGCGAAATCAAGGAGATTACAAACCCGCTCGACGGCGTTTCCTCCTGCACGAACCTTGCGGCGGTCGATGGTGGCCGCGTCCGTGAAACGGATGAAGAATACCGAGACCGCTATGAGCAGTCTGTGGACCACGCAGGCGGCGTCAACGCGGATGCTATCGCGGGCGAGATTCTCCAAAACGTGGAGGCGGCCTATTCGGCCATCTGCTACGAAAACTGCGAGGATACCACAAGCCCCCTCGGGCTGCCCCCTCACAGCATCGAGGCCGTCGTATATGGCGGTTTAGACCAAGATGTCGCCAGAGCGATTTTTAGGCGCAAGGGCGCAGGAATTCAGACCTACGGCAACAAGACCATCCCGGTCATCGGAACCAACGGCCAGACCTTTAACATCCGTTTCTCCCGGCCTACCGCCGTACCCGTCTACATCAAAATCACCGACCTGAAGACATCCAGCAGCTTCCCGGATGATGGGCTGGCTCAAATCAAAGCTGCGCTGATTGCCTACATCGGCGGCGACGTGACGGGCGGCTTGAAAATCGGCACCGACGTGCTTTATATGGCCATCCCCGGTATCATCCTCGGGGTCTCCGGCGTGACGGATTTCCATCTGAGCATCAGCCCGGACGGAGAGACGTACAGCCAGAACAACATCGCCGTCGGCACGAGGGAAAAGGCCGTCACGGACGCTGGAAAGGTGGCGATTTCGTGAGCTACGGCTATGTAGAGCGGATGCTGGAATACCTGACCAGCGCGTATATCCGCGACGACATCCGCAACGCTAAAAAGGGTCTCGCGCCCACTACGAATATCGGCAAGCTGTTTAGTGTGCTGGGCTGGGGCCTTGAGCTTACCCACGAAAACTTCGAGCGTATCCGGGCATGGGACGACCTCGACAACGCAGAGGGCGTAGTCCTTGACCGCTACGGGAAGAACTTCGGCGTCAAGCGCGGCGGCGCGGATGATGCTTTTTACAGGCTGATGATAGAGGTCAAGCTGATTTCTATGTTGTCTGGCGGCGATATTGACACCGTAATTGAGGCGGCTGCGACCCTGCTTGACGTGAACGTCTCGCAAATTACCCTGAAAGAGGATTTCCCCGCAAAGGTAATTCTTGAGGTAGACCAAGACCTCTTGACGCAGGGACATATCGACCTTATCGCAGGTATCGCCGATTCGGTCAAACGTATTCTGACCGGAGGTGTTGGTCTGCGGCTCGACCTGCGGACATACCGCCAGTACAAAGTAGAGCTGCCCATCTCGCACGGTGGGTTCGTCGGGACGTACCTCTCCGGCAACCCTAAGAGCGAGCAGCGCAGCGTAAGAGACGCCCACGGCCACACGTCCGGCGTCCTTTTTTATACCCATTTGACAACAAAAAGAATTGAGTAGGAGGTAGACCGATGGCAAAATTTCAGGATGGGAATTATGGCACGGCGGCGGGCGTCACCCTTATCGCAAAGGTGCTGGCTGGCCGCTGTACTCTGAAATATACCCGGGCTGCGGTCGGCAAGGGCGCTATCCCGGACGGGAGTACCCCCAAGACCATGACAGGCCCGGCGGATTACGTCATGGACGTCCCTATTTCGGGCGTCACGAACCCTGTAGACGGCGAGTGTCAGGTCTCGGTACAGGTGAGCAGCACGAACGTGCAGACGGGCTTTTACTGCACCAACGTCGTACTGTACGCCCAAGACCCGGACGTCGGCGAGGTTCCGTTCACCTACCTTGTGCTTGAGAACGAGCCGGAGTGGATTCACCCGGCGTCGTCCTCGGTCGGCAAGGTGACGGCCATTGACCTTATTTCTGCGGTCGGCGACGTTGACCGGGTAGAGGCCATCATCGACGAAAACACCATTGCGACCATCAAGGCTGTTGCCGAACTTATCAAGGAACACGACAAAGACCCTAACGCCCATGTTGACGTAATCTCCGCCGCCCTGTCCGCAGCCATCAAGAAGCTGGAGGACAGCGGTCAGATTATGGACGAGAAGGCCGCCAAGAAGTTCGTCCGCGAAATGCTCGACCAGTATGGAGCGGCCAAAGACATCTCCTTCGAGGACACCTACGAAACGGGAGCATCTAATCTTCAGGAGGCGCTGGACAAGGTGCTCGGCA